ATATAATTAACTGACCATATTCGTTTCTATATTTTTTATTATACATACGAATACTGTTAAGTATCATGTGTCTTATCATATTTTCATCATTTAGTTTTTGCACTATAATATTACTTAGTGCGATTTGGCTGTAATCAATCAGTATCATCTTCATCCTCTAGTTTAAAATCAATTTCTAAATCACTATCACTTGGTTCAAACTTATATTCAGCTAATTCATGATTAGTTTCTTCATTTAATAAAATCATTTCTTTTATTTTAATATAAGCATTATCCATTGTTTGATGTAATCCATGTGGTATGTGATACCATCTATTAAACATTGCGTTTAACATATTTACAACAACAAACATATCTCTTGACTCTTGTTTGGTTTCATCTCTGAAATCCATATCCATAAAGTCTTCTGATATCTCTCCAGTATTAATAAATTCTTCTAATACTTCTAATAAATAATGTGAACTATCGACACATCTATTACTTGCTTCATTGAGTATTTCTGTATCTTCTTTTTGTTCTATTTCCTGTTTAGTCGGAAACTGTAATAATTTTCCCATATAATGTATATTATACCACAGTTTTACTTAAATGTACACTGTTTTTTACACTATTTGCACCTATTCTACAGTTAATGATGCCGTTATAATATTCATCTGATAGTAATACATCTCTATCAAATTGCTCCTTAGCTTCTAAATATGAGCATTCACCTCTTGTTTTGCAAAGGTATAGTATTTCTCTGTGATAAAAATCTGCACCATGAATCTGAACTTCTTCTGTTAAATGTTTGTTAGAGCCATAATACGTTCTCCAATCAGATTCAACATAGGTTATTTTTCTGCGCTTTCTTGTTTTTGTAATAGGTAATGTTTTTTTAGACCAAAAGAATTTTTTTCCAATATACTTTTTATTGGTTCCTCTATGTGTAATACAATAGACAAAGCCGTGCCATTCTTTTCCATATCTTTCGTAAGTAAAAGGTTCATCAAGAGTAAACTTTATTCCTTGATATATCCAATCATTCATTAAAATCTAGCTCTTCTGCATCATCATCGGTTGGTTCGCCACAATGAGGGCAAAAATTAATCTTTAACTCTCTGTCGTCAGCCTTAATTACTATACGTGAATAACAATATTCGCATTCTAAAATCATAACTCTAAATCAGTTAATTCTTTTAATTCTGTATATCCACCAATCTTTTGACCATCAACTATGATTTGTGGAAAAGTTCTTGCACCTGGAAATGTTTCCATTAACTCTTCTCTTGTAAAATCAAAGCCTAATAGTTTATATTCATAATCCATTTTCTTTTGTTCGCATAAAGCTTTTGCCATATCGCAGTATGGACAATTATCCTTTCCGTATATCTCTATCATTTCATTGTCTCCTCAATAAATTTCCCTATAGTATCTATATCACTATCTGTTAACATACCTGCTTGAGCCCACATTGTTGAACTCATAGGACCTACTTGTTCTTTGTTTTTATATGCATATAATCTTTGAGATATATACGCTGAATCTCTTCCTGCAAGAGCAGGGAATACGGCCATACCCTGTCCTTCGTTACCGTGGCAAGCGGCACAACCGGCCCAAAGTCCTTTAATGGAACTGAATGGGTCTGTTTCAGCGAGAGCCTTTTTTCTTTGTTCAATTTCAGATGGCGTACCATTGATTTTAACATATTCTTCATAACATTCTCCTACACATGAGTGACCTCCGCCAACTCCACTATATTCTAAATTTGGATATACCTTTGCGACAAAAAATAATCCTATCGCTAAACAACTGAATAAACTCATTCCTAATTCTTTCATAAACTTAATCCTACTAATGTGTTGTTATCTACATCTTGTTTTACACCACCAACCACATAAGAACTTATTTCTGTTTCTTGTGGTGCGACCTGTACGTTTCCACCTGATATCCATTTCTCTGTCCAAGGCAATGGATTCATTTGTGGAACTGTGTATGGACAAGGTAAACCTAATGCTCTCATTCTTTTGCATCCTATCCACTCTACGTAATTTTCTAATATAGTACCATTTAAGCCAATCATTGAACCATCTTTGAATAAGTATCTTGCCCATTCTTTTTCTTGTTCAATAACATCGACAAATAGTTTTACTACTTGTTCTTCATATTTCTTTGCAATCTTTTGAAAGTCTTTATCTTCTTTTATTAGATTTCTTATCATAACTGTGGTTGCAGCTAAATGAGTATTTTCATCTCTTGCAATAAACTTAATAATCTTTGCGTTACCTTCCATCTTTTTCAATTCAGCAAATGCCCAAGAACATGCAAATGAAACATAGAACCTAATACCTTCTAATGCATTTGCACTCATCATACACATATATAATGACCTCTTATGGTCCATTTTATTTGTTGCATAATTATTATCTGCTATAAGCTCATCGTAATATTTAGATATATCAGTACCACATTTTGTTATTTCTTTAATATCTAACATTGTATCGAATACTTCAGATGGGTTAGGATATATATTACGAATAATATGAGTGTAGGAACGAGAATGTATCGTTTCAAAAAAAGACCAAGTTTCAATCCAATTCTCAACTTCGGGTAACGAAGAAATAGGAAGGAAAGCAAGGTTCGGGGCCCGACCTTGAACAGAGTCCAATAGTATTTGACGTTTGAGGTTCGATGTGAAGATGTGTTTTTCATGAGCAGTTAATTCTCCGAAGTCTTTTTTATCTTTAGATACATCAACTTCTTCTGGTCTCCAGAAAAAGCCTAATTGTTTATCAGTAATTTTTTCTAATTGTGGGTATTTGACTTGGTCGTATCTTGCGATGTCAACTGCATTATCAAAAAACATATTGCGTGTTAAGTGTGATTTTTTATTCTTTTCCAGTACTGACATCAGGTCTCCATGAAATTGTTGATTTTGTTTCTATTGCATCTTGTGCACATTGTATATATTCTTTATCTTCTTCAGAAAGTACTGACCAAAATTTACTTATACTTAAGGTATGGTCATATACCACTTCTGGTTTTTTCATATGATAATCTTGTTCCATCCAACTTTGTAGGATGTCCATTCTTTGATTTATCTTATCTTTTAAATTTTGCATGAATCACAATCATCCTCTTCTATTATTTCTGTACCATCATACGTATGATGTTCATCTTCTTTCATTTCACCCGCTCCGTCGAAAGTGTTGAAATAGTATAATTGCTTTAATCCATATTTGTATGCTGTGATTAAGTCAGTTATCATTACAGACATTGGCACTTTATTATCTTCAAAGTGTTCAGGGTTGTAAGATGTATTGACTGATATTCCTTGGTCGATATATTTTTGTAGTATTCCACATATCGTTAAATATCCTTCTGGTGACTTTTGGTCCCACAGTAAGTCATACTTATTTTTAAGGTGGTGATATCCAGGCACAACTTGAGCCATCACTCCATCCTTACTTTGTTTGTACGATACCAATGCTCTTGGTGGTTCAATACCATTCGTACTATTACTTATTTGAGCGCTTGTTTCAGCGGGCATCAGAGCCATCAGAGTAGAGTTCCTAATACCAGTTTCTCTGAGTTGTTCTCTTAACTCTTTCCACGGGAGTCGTTCTCTATGTTCTATAAGATTATTTATCGCTTCCTTATAAGTATCGATAGGAAGTATTCCTTTAGAATATTTCGTATCATTATTATATATCACTTTTCCTTTTTCAACAGCAAGGTTTGCAGAACTTTTTATTAAATAATATGACCATGCTTCTGCATATTCATCTATTATTTCGTGTGCTGATGCATCGTATTTAAGTCCTCTTTTGGCTAAGAAATAAGCTAGGTTAATAATACCTACACCTAAAGGTCTTCTATTCATTGTACCTCTTTGTGCTGCTGGTATTGGATAACCTTGATAATCTAATAATTCATCTAGTGCTCTTACACTTAAATCACAATACTTTTCAAATTCATGTGGTTCATTTATAAGACCCCAGTTGATTGCTGATAACGTGCATAAAGATATTTCACCTTCAGTATCATCTTGACTATTCAATGGTGTAGTAGGTAAATCAATTTCACAACATAAGTTACTCATTTTGATTGGAGCTCTTCTTGCATTGAATGCACCGTGGTCATTTGCATGGTCGACATTCATTAGATATATTCTACCTGTATCTTTTCTTTCTGTTAAGAACTGTGAAAATACTTCTAAGGCAGGTAAAGTCTTTTTACGGATGGATGTTTTTCTTTCGTATTTTTCATATAGCTCTTTGAATAAATCTTGGTCTACAAAGAAAGCATCATATAATCCTGGTACTTCATTCGGGTCAAAGAAAGTTATATTACCGCCTTCGAGTAATCTTTCGTACATCAACTTATTAAACTGAAAAGCATAATCCATGTGACGTACTCTTGTTTCTTCAGTACCTTTATTGTTTTTTAATACTACCAAATCCTCAAACTCATAATGCCAAACCGGTAAATAAACAGTTGCAGCTCCTCCACGTACACCTCCTTGAGAGCAGCTTTTGACAGCACTTTGAAAATATTTGAGGAATGGTATTAAACCTGTATGTACAACTGAACCATCTCCTACCTTTGCACCATTTGCTCTGATTGCTCCAGCACCTATTCCTATACCAGCTTTTTTACTTATATATCGGACAATAGAAGTAGCAGTAGCATTAATAGAGTCAAGGGAATCTCCTGATTCAATAAGGACGCAAGAACTGAACTGTCTAGTCGGTGTTCTAACGCCTGCCATGATTGGTGTAGGGAGTGATATATAGAATTGAGAAATTGCATCATAATAATCCTTTACATATTTTGTACGATTCTCTTTATAATTACTAAAGAGAGTCATTGCTATCATCATATACAAAATTTGTGGTGTTTCGTATATTTGTTTTGTTCTTCTATCTTGAACTAAATACTTACCACGAAATTGTTCCATTCCTGCATAAGTAAACGTATCATCTCTTTCATGTTTAATATAATTATTAAACTCAAGTATTTCATCATCTGAATATTTGTTTAGAATATCAGAATCATAAACACCGAGTTCTACGTTTCGTTCTATAATAGAAGTTAATGGAGGAACATCATATTCTCCATAAGCTTCTTTTCTCATCTTATAAGATATAAGACGAGCTGCAACAAACTG